CGTGATCGCGCCAAATCGCTCCAAGAGCAATTGATGGCAGATACAACGATTTCTGCTAGCGACAAAGCGCTAATTGGTGCGAAGTTGGATGAGTTGCAATACGGTAATTTAGGTGTACGCCCATTAGAAAGTTTAAATTCGATGTTGCGGAGTTTGAAAGAGAGCAACGTGTCGATTGAAGCCGTCGATAATTATTTTATGCCGGCGGCAATGGCTATTGGAAAACAGCAAAAGAATGCACCAAAGCCTGCGGATGATTCAGAGCTAGCACTTTCTTATACGCCGCCAAAACGCTCTAAAAGTGGAAAATACATTGGGGCTCCAACTGGAATGGACACATCTTCCAAGCTCCAACGCTTGCGGAAGAGTATGCAGTCGTTAGCAGAGCAAGGGGAATACGGTAGATTTTGGTATGAGTATAGCGGTAAAGCCATCCTAGAAATAACCGATGGTAATATTGATGATGCGCGAAAACTTATATCTGCAATCGCAATAACATCGCCACAAACTGGCGTTGATACTAATTTTGAATTTGCTTTGCAAGCCTATTACCAGTGGAAGAACGGACAGCCTATCCGCACTGGTATTTTCCCAACGTCAATGTCTGAAAAGTTAGAGGATGTATTTGCGGGTAAGACATTTACGGGTCGTAAAATTGGTAACTTTGAAAATAATTTACTGCGCACAATTGATCCTGAATTAACCCAGGGTGTGACGACAGATATTTGGATTATGCGAGCGTTTGGGTATAACCAAGACGCACCCACGGATTTAAACTACGATTTTGTTGAAAATGAGATTCAAAAAATTGCTAGGGATCTCGGTTGGGAGCCGCAACAAGTGCAGGCCGCGATCTGGGTAGAGATCAAATCACGGCAAGAAAATCCTGGTGTAAAAGCAGCAACTGATAAATTGTCGGAACAAAAAGGCTACATTAAATTTGTACCGAACAAAAAAGGCAAGTTGGTTCGAGAGTTCCAAGATTTAAGTAACGCAACTAACCCAAAAGAAAAACGTAAAGGCATCTTAAAAAGCGAACAGGCGCATAACCGTATCTGGCTTGAAAAGGCGCTCCGTTATGATCCTGATGAAACTGATCGAAACCGCGCAAAGTTCGATTACAGTGACGCCGCAGCACAGAAAATTTTACAAGTGAGTGTCGAGACAATCCCAAGCACTAAAAGTAGTCATTTTCCAGAAATATTCTCCGCAAGTGAAGGTGAGATCATTGAGTATCACCATGCGATGAACAAAGCACTTCTAGATGATCGCGGAATGGATATTGTGGCGCAAAGGCTAGGGATTTTAAATTATGGGTTTAGCAGTGGTGTTGGAGCGTGGGAGGGGCGTACAGATCCAGTTTCTCAATCTCTTATAGTGGCACCGAAGCAGTACAAAGAAGACGGCACAATCAGTGATGATGCTAAAATATTAATAGAAGCCTATGCCGCTATTAAAGGCATTCTATTTAAGCAAGATGGTATCGGGTATCACAAGCCATTTTTTAAAGGGATGAAAGTGGCAGACATGAATGGTTCTGACATTAACATTGGCAGACCACTTTCAGTTAGTGAAACTTTAGCACTCCATGAATTAATTACAGCTCAAATTCCAGCGGAAGTTAATAGTAACAACATATCGCTCGTGAGTTCTCCAGAAGGTGTTAGGGTTTTAAACTTTACGAAATATGATGAAAATGTTTTACCTAATTATACTCGAAAAAAAGCCGATCCCAGCTTTCAAAAAATTGTACTTAATGCATTAAGTGATATAACATTTGATAATGGCGAGACATGCACGCATTCTCGATTCACAAGTGATGGTAATTTACTTCAAAACAAATGGAATGGAGGGCAAACAAATGGCGAAGGTTATTACCAGGACCGCTTCAAAGGACGACCCGATTTACAACGAACCATTGAGGATGTTCTCCGCGAACTCTTTCCGCGAGTACGCACAGTCGAAGAAGACTTCTCAAGACGCTACGGGTGGACTGCTAACAAAGGACTTAACGCAAAGTTCGACCCTGATCGGCAAGCAGAAGAGCTAGCAGAAAGCCTTCAATCTCCAGTTGTAAGTCAACCGCAGGGTGTCCCTGCACTCGCGCCGTTTACACCCCGCGCACCGCCAAGCATTCCAAGCATTCCAAAGCCCACCGTTGGTGAAGTGAAAGAGCAACTTCCAGAAGCCGACGCTAAGTTCTCCATTGGAAAAAAAGGCAGTAAATATGAGAACGGACTGCCAACTTTTGACGACGCAAAAAGATTCATTGCCGAGCTTGGTTATAGTTTAAATCTTTATCAAAACTTTGATGCTTTTAACCGCGATATGAAAGCTATGTCTGGCGAAGAACGCGACCGAATGACAACAAAAGGGTCTTTCGCAAGGCGCACTGGTACGATTTTAATCAATCCAATGCAAGGTAATTTAGAGCGCTTTTTGACGGTCTTGCATGAAACCGGACATGGTCTTGGCAAAACAAACACAAACAGCACTTTATTTATGCCGATGCTCGAAGAAGGATCTTTTGAATCTCTCGTAGAAAATAACTCCAAAATTCAAAACGAGATGGCCGCTATTCAGCGCGATGAGTATCGGAGAGAATTGTCGGATGGCCGAACCGTACGCCAAGACGTACGCTCTGGCATAGACATGGCTGTGTCTGGCAGTATGACTATTGAAGACGCTATGCAATTAAGCGATTACCAAGAATATGCCGCAACGAACACTGAGCGCGTTGCAGATGCATTCGCGTTTTACCTTTTTGATCCAAAGAGAATGAAATCAAACTATCCCGCGACGGCTAAAGAAATTCAAAACTATTTTAAAAGGCTTCAAAAGCGCGATCCATCAATGCCAGTCACTTTTCAAGCGAATCCGTTGACGGTTATTTTGGCGGCAGTCATGGCAGGTGTCGCACAAATGGCTGCACAAGATGACGAAGAAAAAGAGAATCGTCCACAGCCTGGCGCACTCACCCCTTCTGTCGGCGCACTGTCAGCGTAACAAGGAGATTTAATTTGAACTATACCGCAGCAGATTTTGTGCAAATCCTCTTGCGTATCGAAAACGTGATGGACAGTACATTATTAAATACAGCGCAAAAACACATAATTTTTAATGAAATGCTTACAGCATTGCCGGCAACATTTTATTGCACGCAATCGCAGCAAACAAGAGAGATTGTAAGCTCAATTCTAAAGGACAAAATTAATGCAAGAAACAAACGAGCAACCCGTGCCGCCGCAAAAAAAGCAACGCAAAAGGTCGCCTCCGATACCGATTAAAGACATCACAAAAAGCCGCGCTGGTCCCGATCATTATTTTTCTAATTTGATGAAAACTCCTGAAGGCCGAGCGCTCCGCAAAGAGTGGTCCAATAAGCCCAAAAAAAATGCGGGTCGCCCGCTCGGTGTGCCAGATGGACACCGCGCAAACACAATTAAGCCAAAGCGTACTGCTGCCAAAAGGTACGCCACTCGAATGGTGAATCTCATGATAAAACAAGGTTATGACTTAGACGATGAATACCAACGCGAAGCACTGCGCACCGCTGTCGAAGTAATGCGCATCGACGGAGCTTCACGAGAAAAACTACAAGCTGCCAGGCTAGTTTTAGATTTCACAAAAAGCAAACCTGCCGCGAAATCCGATGTGACGATAAACGCTGCCGAAGATTTTTTAGCAGCGGTTCTTGCCGAGGAAAAAACAAATGGAGCCAGCGCTAAGAAAGATTCGTAAGCGCCTGAGAAATGAGTTTGCGTTGTACGCAAAAAGCGCGCTGAAAATAAGAACTAAAATAGGCGACATCTCACCGCTCAATCTCAATACAGCACAAAAGATTCTGGATAAAGCTGTTACTGATCAACTAGAAAGCGAAGGTAAAATCCGCATAATCATTTTAAAGGCGCGTCAGCAGGGCTTATCGACGCACGTTGGCGGCTATCTGTATTTTTCTGTAAGTCAGCGTAGTGCTCAAAAAGCGATGGTCGTGACCCATCATGCAGATTCTACTCGCGCCCTTTTTGACATGACTAAAAGATTCCACGATAACTGCCCGGCGATTCTCAAGCCTCACACGAAGTACAGCTCGCGCCGCGAAATGAACTTCGATGTTTTGGATTCTTCTTTTGTTGTATCGACCGCCGGAGGTGAGTCAATCGGACGTGGTGAGACACTTACATATTGTCACGCCTCCGAGCTTGCCTTTTGGGCAAAGTCATCAGCACGCGACAATTGGAATGGACTTACCCAAGCCGTGCCAAATCAAAAAGGAACTGCTATTTTTGTCGAAAGTACGGCTAACGGTGTGTCTGGCGTTTTCTACGATTTGTGGAAAGGTGCCGTCGCTGGCACAAATGGTTATGTTCCAGTTTTCATTCCGTGGTTTATCGATGAAAGTTATCGTGAGCTAGTACCAGTAAATTTTGAGCGTACCCCAGAAGAAGAAACCCTGGTTGAAGAATATGAGCTCGACAATGAACAGCTTATGTTTCGGCGCAAAAAAATCGCACAGAACGGCATAGATTTGTTTCGCCAGGAGTACCCCGCAGAAGCGGATGAAGCCTTTTTAACAACTGGTCGCCCGGTGTTCAACCCGGATGAGCTGCAACGAATGCTCAAAACAGCACCCGATGTACAAGAGCGATTGGCGCTCGAAGGCAACGAATGGAACTATCATTCAAAGGGTGAGCTGACAACATATCTGAAGCATGATCCCGGCGAGCAATACATTATAGGTGCCGACGTTGCGATGGGCGTTAGAGGCGGCGATTACTCTGTTGCGCAAATTTTAGACAGTAAAAAACGTCAAGTAGCAACATGGCGCGCCCACGCACATCCAGACTTTTTCGCAGAGATTCTCTATGCGCTTGGCGAGTATTACAACATGGCGTACATCATCGTGGAGAACAACTCACACGGCATCTTAACGTGTACGAGACTCGGTAAAGACATGGCGTACCCGCATTTTTTTACAGATATTGCCGTGGACAAATTGACTGAAAATCAAACGGTCAAACTCGGATTCACTACGACTGCAAAAACCAAGCCGCTAATCATTGACGAGCTTCGAGCGGCTGTCCGTGACGGAGAAATCCAAATTAATGACAAAGTAACTTTGCGCGAAATGCTGACTTACATTGTGACGGAATCTGGTGCAATGCAGGCAGAGCCGCAGTGCTTTGACGATTGCGTAATGGCTCTCGCGTTTGCTAATCACATACATGAGGACGCCTGGGAACCAATCCATGTACACGACGACTATTACTTAGAGGCGGTATAAAAAATGGCTATAGATTACGAAGCGCTGGACGATGATCAGATCGTGACGAAGCTGGATGATTGCATAAGTCGAAGCGTCGGCTACTACGATTCTGAAATTTCGCAAGAACGTCAGAAAGTGCTCGAATATTACACAGGAGCTCTTCCTAAGCCAGCGCATGATGGCAATAGTAAGTACGTGAGCTTAGACGTGTATGACACCGTTGAGTGCATGAAAGCGACACTTCTAGAAACATTCAGTGCAGGCGAAGGCACCGTCAAATTCGTACCGCAAAGTGCTGAAGATGTTGAAATGGCGGCGTTATGTACGGCGTACACAGATTATGTTGCGCATCGCCAAAATGATATTTTTAGCGTCATGCAAACGGCTATTCACGACGGCTTGTTAGCGAGAGTTGGAATCTGTAGAGCGTACTGGCGGGAGAGCGAAGACTTTCACATTGAGTATTTTGATGATGTCACTGATTCAGAACTAGACATGCTTCTTTCGCAAGAAAATGTTGAGCTTCAAGATAGCGAAGAAGATGAACTCGGACTTACCAGCGGTTCTGTATATGTTTACCGAGATACGAGCCAGGTTGTCATCGAAAACATTGCACCAGAAGAGTTTCTGATCGAGCCGCAGGCTAAAAGTTTAGATGACATAGGCTTTTGCGCGCATCGGACCACAAAGACGGTTAGCGAGTTACTCGAAGAGGGATACGACGAAGATTTACTTGAAAAGATCGGGCCACATTCCGATGTTGATATGGAAACCGATCCAGAAGTTCTCTCGCGTCATGAAAACGTGTCAAGCGTGAGGGGCTTCAATAGCTTTGGATATCAAGACCAAGTTCGCTCAGTCACCGTTCACGAATGCTACATCGATTTAGATGTTGAGGGAGACGGTATTGCCGAGCTGTATAAAGTAATTAAAGCGGGAAATATTCTGCTCTATAAAGAGAAAGTTAACCGCCGTCCATTTGTTGCGTTCTGTCCGATTCCAATGCCACATGCTTTCTTCGGGAGTAATTTTGCCGACAAAATAATACCCACACAAAATGCTCGAACCGTGCTCACTCGGAGCATTTTAGATCACGCGATGATCACAAATAATCCACGATATATTGTCACCAAGGGTGGGCTCACCAATCCCAAAGAACTGATCGATAACCGCGTCGGCGGAATCGTCAACGCAACACGTCCAGATGCCATCGTACCAATGCAGCAGGCGAGCCTTAACCCTTTTATTTTTCAGACGATCAAACTTTTAGATGAGCAGCTTGAGGATACGTCGGGTGTGAGCAGAATCTCGCAAGGCACCAATAAAGACGCAATATCCAAGCAAAATAGTGCGGCAATGATTGAGCAACTTCAAACAATGTCGCAGGGGCGGCAGAAAATAATAGCTCGTAATTTCGCCAATCAATTTGTCAAGCCGCTCTACAACATGATCTATCAGCTTGTCATTGAAAACGAGCAAGATGACAAATTAGTTGAGCTAGCAGGCAACTATGTTCGCGTCTCACCGAGTAAATGGGCAGATCGACGCGATGTAAGTATTTCGCTGCACCTGGGATATGGGGAGCGCGAGCGCGAGTCACAAAAATACCTTGCGATGCATCAACTGTTTTCCACTGACGAAACACTAAGCACGATGTATGCCCCTCAAAATAAATACGCACTAATTTCAAAAATAATGGATCTTGGCGGCATCAAGAATGTGTCGGAATACTTAACAGACCCGAATCAGCTACAGCCGCAAGAGCCATCACCGTCTGAGCAATTACGGCTCGAAATGCTCCAGAAGCAAATTGAAGTAACTGAGCGTCAGACTCAGATTGCAGAGATGAAAGTACAAATGCAAGCCCAGAATCAAGCGCTTCAGTTGCAGCTAGATACTTTGAAAGCTGAGACTGAATTCGCTTTGAAATCCGATACGATGGATCTAAAAGAAGCTCAACTCGCGCACAAAGTGAAGATTGATGAAGCTGAACTTGAGCTGACACAACAGGCCGACACAATTACGGCTATTGCAAGCCCACGAGGCTAATTGTTTTTAAACTCGACAAGGAGACAGCATGGAACCCAATAAAGATGAGCTGATTGAACTCGGTAATAATTCAGAAGTTTTATTAAAAAATCCGACGTTTATTCTGACAACTAACCAACTGATTGAAGGCACTTTTGCAAACTTCGTGAATACGAAACCAGACGAGACGCAAAAGCGCGAATCAAGTTATTACCACCACCGCGCATTGATGGATATCGTCGCAACTCTACAGCAACGAGTTGCCGTGCGCGATCAAATGTTAAACGAAACAGAAACAGAGGAGTAGCACTATGGCTAATGCTAACGTGCAAGACACTCGCCCGGCGCTTGATGATTTAGATAGCGCCGCTGACGCCCTTTTATCTAGGTGGGAAGACGCTCCAGAAGAGGAGCTATCTGAAAATCAAGATCAGGCAACTGATGACGCATCTATAATTGAGACAGATGACGAATTAGAAAAAGAGGTAGCAGAAGACGAAGACACTGAAGATGACGCCGCAGACCCTGCGAACGATGCTGACCACGATGAACAGGAAGAGTTAGAAATCGACGACGATATGCTCGTTGAAATACCTGTTGACGGTGAGCATAAGCAGGTATCTGTAAAGGATCTCAAGCGTCTTTACGGTCAAGAAGCTAGTCTCACACGTAAGTCTCAAGAACTTGCATCTCAACGCAAACAAGCCGATGAAAACATCCAACGCACTTCAGCGCAATTACAGCGAATGATCGAAAAAGCACAAGAGCGGTATAAGCCTTACGAAGAGGTCGATATGCTCATTGCCTCGCGCCAGATGGACGCACAAGATTTCGCACAATTGAGAAAAGAAGCTGCGGAGGCTGAATCCGACGTTAAATTTTTGACCCAAGAAGCAGATCAATTTTTCAGCCAACTACAAGCACAACATTCGGAGCAGCAAAAAACTGCGGCGAAAGAAGCTGTAAAAGTGCTCGAAAAGGAAATGCCAGGTTGGAACGACTCAATGTACAACGATATTCGTACATATGCCATTTCAGCAGGCTTACCCGAACAAGCTGTTAATAGCTTTACCGATCCAAATGTCATCATGCTTTTAAATAAAGCGCGATTATTTGATCAAAGCAAAAAGGTCGCTACTGTGAAAAAATCAAAAGTTGCAACGAAGGTTCTTCGCTCAAAAAAAGCGCCCCCCACACAAGTGGATAAATCAAAGAGTCGCCAAAAAGCGGCAATTGATTCGCTTCGGTCGGGAGACGCCAATGATTTGGACGTTATTTCAAACGCTTTGTTAGCGCGATGGGAGCAATAAAAAAAATGAGGTAAAACCACATGGCTACTTATACTAGTTACGACGTTGTCGGAGCAAAAGAAAGTGTGGCCGATATTATCACAGATATCAGCCCAACTGACACGCCCGCGTTTACGCTTTTCAAAACTGAAAAGATATCAGCGCGAATCCATTCTTGGCTCGAAGATGATCTTGCATCAGCCGGCGTTAATGCCGCTGTTGAAGGAGCTAATTTCAGCGCAGGTTCACTTAATCAAGCCACAACGCGCACCAATAACACCCAAATCTTGACCAAGACATTTGCGGTAACAGCCACGCAAGACACAGTCGCAACATATGGACGTGCGAAAGAAACTGCGTACCAACTTGGC